AGTCGAGGATTATTAGTAATGACGAGAGCAAGAACGTTGAGTTCCTTAAAAAATTGAAAGACCTGAAAACACCATTACCAGAACCCAAGCCGCCATTACCGCCTAATGCTAATAGTGCGGGTTTCAGTAATTTCAGTTGTTGTCCTGGCAAAGGCAGAGATAAAGCTGTAAAGTCTCCTACTAAGTCGTCTGCTTTGCGCTCCCATTCATTCTTGGGCTCTAACTTTTCACCAAAAAGAGTTTTAGTCACCTCTCGGACTTGTTGAGAGGTTGGGAATAGTTTATAAGGAGCATATTTTTTTACCCCCTCCATTAGATTCTTAGCCCCCTTTCCTAAGCCAATAGTCTCGGCCCCTTTCTGGATAGCCTTCTCAGGAACAACAGACTCTAAAAACTCTCCTAAGGCCCTAGGAGCTCCAAGAGCGGTTTCTACGCCTCTAGCTACAGTTCTTCCTGTATGCCTTACTGTAGAGCTTATGGAGCCTTCCTTGGCCACTGGTTTAGGGGATTCTCTAGCCCTTTGGAAAATAGAGGACGGTCCAGAAGTGTGATTCTCTACTTCTTCAGGAGAAGATGCGGGGGCAACTGGTTGTGTGCGTCTTTGTTTAGCCGCTTGGAAAACCGAACTCATCACATGGCTCTCTGATAAATAGATTGGTCCGGGATAGTGAAGCCCATTTGCTTGGCTAATTTTTCTGCTTTTGCTTCATCATCTCCAGATTTTTCAAGTAGAAGTTGAGCCATTTCAATTGTTAATGGAGTTCCATTCGGCACTTTTTTCACTTCGGAGAGCTTTCCAGGACCCTGTTCGCTTTCGTATATGCGTCTTAAATCATAAGCTAGCTCCTCTTGTCTCTGAGCAGCATAAGGTTTAATCCTGTTTTCAACTTCTCTGCCTATTTTGCCAGGGATATATCCCAGATCTTTTTCGTATTGTTCTTCTAATTCGTTAGTGACTGTGTCTGTTGGTTTTGTCAACTCGATGTCAGAATAGAAACCAGATACCATCTGTTTTCTTAATTCGTTTTCTGACATCTTGACAACGTGGATGACCGATTCTGCATCGTCTAATGAGGTAGCCGTATACGGAACAATTAAGTCATCTGCTGGAACAAACTTAGAAACTGCTCGTCCCAATAAATCGTCGTAATAAACTTTTTTAAATGTAGAACCTGATAGAGGTAGGTAAAATAACATTTGATCAAAATCAGATTCATACTCTGTCATCTTATCCATGATCTGATAGTTCATGAAATTTTTAACTCTTTGTGCCTGCATTTCTTTTTGTGGATCTGACTTACCCATCACCATTGTTCTAACGGGTCCATCTGCAGGTAGTAATTCTTTGTAAGCTAACGCTTGGAACTGAGTAACTGCTTCAGCTAGCACAGGGTGTGTTGCACCACTTGCTCCTTGGAAAGGTTCAGTTCTGTTTGTGTATTTAAATCCTAATAAGTCTAGACCTGTAATGTATGCTCGTTCCCATTCTTTACGAGACATTTTATATTCCATGTAATCAGATTGTAACTGACTACCCATGGCATCAGTATCTTCTTCGGGAAGTAATTCGTTTAGGTTTGCAAAGAAATCACCTTCTTCAGGTAAAGGCATTGCGCTAGGGTCAAAATCAATTGTAGCCCCGTCATCATCTTCTGTAACTTCTACTGGTCCTTTTAATTCTTCAATCTCCTCAACGTCAACCTCTTCTGCAACTTCGTCAGGTCTAACATCGTTAGGGAGAGACTTATCTATATCTGCCATATATTTTCTCCTATGCTTTCTTAACTTGTTTTGGTGGTAATTTCAACCCCTGTGATAACGGCCCCTTTTTAGGTGGTACTGCCCACCATTTAAATGCAGGATTACTTTTTACCAGTGTTGGGTTTTTCTTGTTCTGTGGTTTTCTATTTTTTGACATTTAAACTAGCTATGCCTCCTTCCATAAGTTCTGCGGGTCCAAAAAGACCGTAGTTATTATCTGGTTCATTTTTTATTTTTGACATAACATAACTCATTTCTGAAGGTGTTGCATCTTCATAACCAGTAATTTTAGTTGGATTATTCATTCTATATAAATCGTATGCATTATCTATCTTTTTTTTCTTAAGTGCTTCAAGTCCTTTTAAAGAAGAAGGATTAATATCTTTATATCTATCTTCGTCTGCTAATAAAGAAGCTTTTAAAGCAGCTTCTGCTCCTTGCACAAAAGGCATTGTTCCATCTTCTTTAGTTGTGGTGTATTTTTCTATTTCACCTGGTTTATTGAGTCTAAAATAATCTTGATTTTCGGCTTGTGCTTTATTTAGTTGAGTATTTAATTGAAAAGCTTGGTCTGAAAACTCAGGAACTTGTTTATTTAATGTGTTATCTCTAATTTTTTCTTCTAGATCTAATATAGTATTATAATTTTTTGAACCCGTTTGAATATCACCCATTATAGAGTTAAAGTATTGCATCTTACCAATATCTTCATCTGTAACACCACGGAAACCTTGACTGGGAGAACCGGGTATATTTTTTAATCTTTTAATAAATTCTTTATCAGAATCTATTTTAGTTTTATCTCCTAACATATAATTAAATAAACTATCACCAACTGCTTCTCTAAACGACTTACCTTCTGATAACATATCATAACCAACAAAACCTGCTTCAGTTAATACAGTAAATGCTAAAGCTGCTGGACCAAACAAACCTCTAAGTGATACAGCTTCTTTTAAAAATTTACCACTACCTAGAATTTTTCTTGCCAAGTCTCCTTGTTGATTTTTTGGAAATCCATTCTTTAATCCTTTTTCCATTAAATCTTTAGCAGTTTTTTTACCAATACTTAAACAGTCTACCGAGCCTGCTGTTTTAAAACCAATACGACCACCTATTGCATTTCCTATTCTACACTGGTCTGTTACAGTGCTAGCTAGTTTTAATAGATCAACGTCTAATTCTTTTGATAAAGCATTACTTACTTTTCTAAGCGTAGGTTTTTTACCAATCGTTTCTCCATCAACAACTAAAGTAGCTCCACCTTGTATTTTATTAATTTCAGCTTTCATTTGTTTTAAAATTTTTTCTTTTTTCATAGGATTTGCAGAATTTTGATAAGCAGATATTTTACTTTGAACTTTATCATTTAATTGTTTGTTTCCTGTTGATGTTGTAATTTCTGTATCCCAAAAATTATCTAATCCACTTATATGGTTAACTGCGGAAGGAGAGGCAAGTTTTACTGTAGTAGGAGAAGCTCCGACAGCAGATTTACTTTGTTTAAAAGTATCACCTAAAGATTGACCCCCAATGTCAAAATCAGAAATACTTTGTCTAATTTTGTAATTTCCAATAGCGTTATCATATTTTTTACCACCACCTTTAACGTTATTTTTCATCCATTCTCTCATATTACCAAATTTAATAGTTGATCCAGTTTCGGTGTCGTAAAAAGAAATATTTTTATAATACCTATCCCAAGGAATGTAGCTGCTACCACTTTTTGCTTTAATTTTTTTAGGTAAATTTGTTTCTGGATCTATTTCTATGTTTTTAGGATATTTTATTTTAAACCTACTGTTTTCTTTTGATTGTTTAGAAGCTCTGTATATATCACGCCATACTCTTTCTTGTGGAGTATTTGCTGGAAAAATTCCTTTTGTAGCATTTAACTTATTATAATAAGCTTGTCCTTTTTCACTTGCACGCCATTTTTTTTCTGACGTAATTACTTTCTGCCTAAACTTAGCTTTTTCTTTTGTTGATAAATTTTGTACTCTTTCTGTCTTTACTCTATTTTTATATTTTTTTCTTAAAGATATAAATTTTGATTCGGTTGGATTTTTTTTAAAATCAGAGATTGATTCTGGACCTCCTTGTACATTTTTTACTTTTTCAAATATTTCACCTACGGTAACAGCTTGAGAAGTTGGTCCTGTTCTACCTATAGAAATTCTTTTTTTTAAAAGTTCATCATCATATATTTCAGGTATTTCACCTGTTACATCATCACCTGCATACCCGGGCCGTGATCCGTCGTTCGTGTTTTGTACTAACTGACCAGCTGATCCACCGGTCGCAAAGTTCTCTGTTGCGTATAGCTCGAAGAAATTTTTAAATTTCATTGGTCTTTTACCTTTTCTACTTCCTCGATATCTTCCGTAAGCTTTTAGAACTTCTTCTATTTTATTACCGGAGTCTTGTACGGGATCTATAGTTCTTACTGCATGATCTACGGATGAACCTTGGTTGTACATGTTCCGTGGTTCTTGGTCCATGTTCCGTGAACCTTGGACCAGGGCTGCTGCTTTTAATTCTGTGTCTATTTTATCAGGAGCGTAGGCTATGATTTGACTTAGGATGTCGTCCATTATTCCCCTAACATAGTTTGAAGACCGCCTTGCGCATTGTCCTTACGACCTTTGTTAAATCTATTCTTAACCATCAATTCCATTTGTGCAATGTCATCGGAAGTTACCGTTTTTGGAACAAAGCTTTGTTCGTCCATAGTTTTTTCCATTTGTTCAAATATTGGTTTTGCAGGAGTATTTTTACCACCTTCAACGTGTTTTTGAAAATTAAGTCTTGTTTTTGCCATGTCTATGTAGTTATCATACATTTCTTTTTGTCCGCTTTTTAATGCAGCAAATTCCTCTGGAGATATATACATTCTAACTTCTGGTGGTAACCCTTTATAATTTGTTGCCTTAATAAAATCTGTAACAGACAATCCTTTTTTAGCTGCAGACTTAGCAATGATTGCTCTAAATATTCCTAGTCCACCGCCGCCAGAAAAACCAATACGTCCGCCTTCAGCGTTTTTACTAACACCGTCAATATCGAAGTCGTCTAATTTTCTAATTTGATCAGCTTCTTTACTCATTTTTATAAGATTTTCGTATTCTCTACCACTACCCAGTCTAATTAATTGTCCTTCAATACCTTCTGTACCACTATCACCTACTATAAATTTTTCTATTTCTGTATCATCCATATTAGGCATGAACTTTTGTAAATACATTTTTAAACCTTCTTTGTCTCTGTTTCTAAACATCTCTACAACTTCTAACATTCCTCTATGCATTCTAGGATCATTTTGAATCATAGTTTGAAATTTTTCTTTACCAAATACTTTTTCTAAGAATCTACGTGATGTGCTGTTGATACCAAGTTTTGATAAAACTGTTTTACCTGCACTAAAACCAATACGACCGCCATCTGCTTTTGTTTTTCTAATAGCTTCAGGTACTTCTTCTCCTACTTCTTTAAATACATCATCAGAAATACCAGACATCTCATCAACAACCTCTCCTGCATATTCTCTATCACTTCTTATTAAAGCTGTGCCTTCTTCATAATCATCAGGTGGAGTTTTACCTTTCATCGTTTCATCCATTTGACCTTTTCCAGGTTTATAACTCATGTAAGTTTCTTCGACTAAAGGGTTACCATAATAAGCTTCTGAACCATCATCAAGTGTCTTCATTCTTTGAATTGTTTGTTCACCGGTTGCTAAATCTTCTGTCAATTCATAGTCTTTATATTTTGTAACTTTTTGTTTATCTTTGTATGCAAGTACTGCAGTTACATCATCACCCATCGTTTTAATTTTTTCTACTAGCTTTAAAAAGTATGGAGGAACTTGTCCGCCGGATCCTGCAGCTTGTTTTACAGTTTCGCTAACAGCTTTTTTAGTACCGCCTTCACCTAGTCCTAAGATACCTGTTTTAAATGCTGCTGCACCACCTGTTAGTGTTGCAAGTAATTTTAAAAACGCACGTCTTTTTGGATCTCCACCACCTGCGAAAGGAATTCTCATGTTGTCATTATCTTCTGCAAGTAAATAATTTAATCCTGTTGAAGTAGTTGCTTGATTACCAGGTGACATTAATCTAGTTCTTGCATTCATTGCATCTGCACCATGGCCGATGTCATCGAGACTCGGTTCAACGTCTGTAATACCACCTGTATAGAATCCTGCACGTCCACCTTTTGCATACTCTGGATCAAACTCATCAGGCACTACATCTCTTTCAAAGATGTGGTCTTCAGTATCTTTTAATATTCTTTTAGATTGTTCGGGTGTTAAATCTTTGTACTTACCTTTTCTACCTATGATTAAATTTGCTTCTTTCAAAGCAGTCATGGGTTCTAAAGTTTTTATGTAAGTGATTGTGTCAGTAACAGTGTCTACTTTAGGTTTGTACATAGCATCTTGCTCTTTTTGAATTTCTTTTATTCTATTACTGGCAGTAGTGATACGATCCATAATAGTGCCCTCTTTGTTTAAGTTAGAATCTTTAAACATGTCTCTTTGAGTGACTTTGTCATTTTTTTTAAGATTGTTAGGATCTACAATGTCACCACTTTTTTTCATGGCTTCTACTTGTTCTTTAAAACTTGTTTTTTGTGGAAACTGTACGACCTCACCTTTTTTAGGAAATAATTTATTTAACTGATCTACAGCTGCTTGACCAGAATACACTTTAGGTTTACTTGCAGCTTCTATTATATTTAAGAATTTTGCAACGTCTGCCTCTGATCTAATAAAATCATCTAGTTGATTCATTGGAATTCCTGCTCGTTGTAACAACGCTACAATCTCTCCGGCTTTAGCTTCTGATTGCATAGCACCAGGTATAGTTGTAATCCCTGAACCCTTGTTCGTGGTCAGTGATTTTCTAGCGTAACCTTGTATAATTTTTATTGCCGACATTAATAGTACTCCATAATCCTAGGTTCTTTTTTTTCGTCTTCGTAATCTTCTGGATGGGGTAGGAATCCTCCCTGCCTGAATCGCATAACAGCCATAGTCATACTATCGACTAAATCGTCATGATCGCCGTATGGGAATGACGCGCATTCCTCAATAACCTCTTCTGCAAAATTTCTATCAGGAGCCCATATTAAACCGGCTTCAAACAGCGGTGCACAAGAATTTACACGTACGTGCTTATCATTACCACGACTTGGCGTAAAAGTCATCACTGGAATGTCCATTTGACGTAATTCATGGGTCAGAGGTGTTCCAGATGCTTTTTGTTCTACGATTACCATGTCAGGATTCCAATATTTATATTGTTCAAGAGCTGCACGACGTAATTCTGGAAATTCAAATCGGTCTTTTACAGAATCTAACAAAATTAAATTTGGTTTTGCATCTTCGTTTGGATAAAACACTCCCCAAGTAGTAATTGCACTGTAATCGGCTGTTTCTTTTTTTAAAAACGCCGTATCATAGCTTTGAATGACATAAGTAACGTCTGGTAAAAATTCTTTGTCCCATTTTTGCCACCATTCACGTTTTATTAGTGCTCCTTCTTCAGAAGTTGGCTCTTGCATCCATTGTGCGTTCCATTTTCCAACCGGAAGTGTTGCTTTTACACTTTCAAGTTCTTTTAATGCCCAATATTGTGGTCAAACAGGTTTTTTATTATCTCCGTGGTCCATGATTGCTGGAAAAGAGAC